AGGAAGATATTCTAATTATGCAGATAATAGTGGTTGTTATTATGCAGAAGTAAATTTTGTTGATGGACAGGCTTATGACCCATCATATTTTGCAGAAACAGACGCATTAACAGGTCAATGGAATCCTCGAAAGTACACTGGATCTTACGGAACAAATGGATTTTATTTGAATTTTTCAGACAATTCTGGAACGACTGCAACAACACTTGGCAAGGATTCAAGTGGTAACGGCAACAACTTCACACCAAATAATTTTTCCGTAGCTGCTGGTGTTGGTAATGATTCTTTAGAAGATACACCAACTAATAACTGGTGTACTTTAAATGCTGTAGCAAAAGGATCTGGTGTTAGTTTGTCACAAGGTAATTTAGGTTATAACTCGTCAGGAAGAGAAGGTGTAGTAGGAACTTTTACTGTTAGCTCTGGCAAATGGTATTGGGAAGTAACGGCATCAGATGTTGGTGCTGATACTCAAGTTGGAATATATGATAATACAGATGGAAAAGGTTTTCCAACATCTTATTTGGGTGCTAACACTTCAAGTTGGGGTGTTATCTCAGGCAATGGGAATACAATTCATAATACAAGTCAAGCTAGTTATGGTGGTAGTTTTAGTGATGGGGATATTCTTATGGTCGCTTTAGATATGGATAATGGTAAATGGTATTTAGGAAAAAACGGATCATGGTATAACTCAGGAAATCCTGCAAGTTCTACTAATCCAGCACATTCTGGCATTACATCTGGTACAGGTTCAATCTCACCAGCCATATCTAACAATACAGAAAATAATATGGATTATCAGTTTAATTTTGGACAGAGAGCATTTAGCTACACACCACCAACAGGATTTAAAAAGTTAAATTCAGCAAACTTACCCGACCCAACAATAAAGCTACCTAATAAACATTTTGATACTTTGCTTTGGACAGGTACTGCTGCAAGTCATACATTAACAGGGTTAAATTTTAAACCTGACTGGTTTTGGGCAAAGGCTAGAAGTCAGGCTTACCATCACACGTTGATGGACTCTGTTAGAGGTACTGATAGACAATTATGGAGTAATAGAAGTAATGATGAGCAGACAAATACAAGTTTTCTTACATCTTTTAATTCCAATGGTGTAACTTTAGGAGATAATTCATCAGGTACAGGAGCAACAAATACAAATGGACATACTTATGTAGGTTGGAATTGGAACGCTGGCGATACAGATGGCAAGACTTATACAGTAAAAGTTGTTTCTGATTCTGGTAATAAATATAGATTTGATGATTTTGGAACGTCTGCTGTAACTCTTGATCTTGCAGAAGGTGGCAGCTACGTCTTTGATTTATCAGATAGTTCTAATGATGGACACCCGATGAAGTTTTCTACAACTGCAAACGGATCTCATGGTGGTGGGTCTACTTACAGTACAGGAGTTACTTATGAACTTGATGGTGTAGGTAAAACTGAATCTGAGTATGTCTCAGGTTTTAATGCAGCAAGTTCAAGATTATTAAAAATAACAGTTGCAGCGTCAGCACCCCAGCTCTTCTATTTTTGCCACTATCACTCTGGGATGGGTGGTGCGATTAATACAAACTCAACTCTTGGGTCAAGTAATTTTGATGGTAATAATCAATCTACTGTCAAAGTAAATGCTACGGCAGGTTTTTCAATTCTAAAATATATAGGCACAGGGGCAAACAGCACTCTTGTCAGTATGGGGCATGGATTAGGAGTTAAACCATCAGCAGTTTTTATAAAAAATAGAACTAGAACAGTAGATTGGGTTGCTTGGATAGATGGTGTTGGAGGATCTGCTACTGATAATCAGAAAAATTTAGCTTTAAATACCAATGCAGCAGCAGGGCAAAACTCATCACAATTTAGAACATCTGATTCAACAACTATCACAGTTAGAGATACTGACTCAAATGGAAATAATAAGGTTAATAGAAGTGGCGATAATTATATTGCTTATGTATTCAGCGAAGTAGCAGGGTATAGCAAGTTTGGCAGCTATGTCGGAAACGGAAATGCCTCAGGCACGTTTATTTTTACAGGTTTCAGACCTGCACTAATAATATCGAAAAAATCAAGTGGTACTGATTCATGGCAACTTTGGGATAACAAAAGAGATACTGATAATTTAATGCACCATAGATTATTTGCTAATGAATCCGCAGCAGAAAGTACATCAGTAGATAACACTTCATCTCAACTTGACTTTTATTCAAATGGATTTAAGTGGAGAGGATCTAGTAATGATACAAATGGTAATGGAGACACATATATTTATTTAGCATTTGCGGAAGCACCTTTCAAAAACTCTCGTGCGAGGTAAACTATTATTATGGCATTTAAATTAAACGGAAAACCTTTACCAGTTGATGTTCCCTTTACAGTAGGGGATGTAAATTACCCTGCTAACTGGTTAAGACTATCAACAGCAAAAGAGAAGAAAGATCTTGGCATCACAGAGGTAGCTGACGCTGCAACATTTGATAATAGATTTTATTGGGGCGATGGAACTGCAAAAGCACTTGATGATGAAGATGCTAAAGATACAGATGGTAAGTTATTGAAAAACCCTGATGGCAGTCAGATGGTTATACAAGGTGTTAAATCAGTATTGAAGGCACAGGAAAAAGTAACTGCTGGTTCTTTGTTAGCTAGATATGATTGGTACGTTGTAAGAAAAGCAGAGAAATCTACAGCAATTCCTTCAGCGATTACAACTTATCGTGATGGAGTGAGGACAGCTTGCAATACAAGGGAAACAGAGATTTATAACTGTAAAGATACAGCAGCTTTGGTTACTCTTTATGGGTCAACAGAAAAAGATGGTGTTACAACACCTAACATGACACAATATCCAGCAGATCCTAACGCTTAGTTTCGTGCATCTGTCTTGTCATAAAGCCCATCGTGACGTAGAGAGGACTAATTGCTACTATAAATAAAAGAACGACTAAACTCATTAATGAGCAAGCTCGTATTATTTGGTACTTAATCATGCTTAGAAAGGCTTTAGACATTATTACCATCGTAACTGGAATCCTTATGTTAGGCATTTTAGGCGGTGGTTTTTTTACATACAAATATGTGACAAGCGAACAATTTAAGACAAAAATAATGAATCAAGTATTAGAACAAGTACAAGGAATTATGCCCAGTATTCTTGATGCAGAAATGCCAGATGTAACAGGTCCATCAATGCAACTTCCTAAGTTAAAATGAATTGTTATTGGTGTAATAATGAATTAATACCAAGTGGCGATATAGATATTGATCAAACTATGCCGACATATCCAGAATTTTCAGTAATGACTAATTTATCTTGTCCTAAATGTTTCTCGCAAGTAGAAGTACTGAAAAAAAGAGATGCCTTCGATTGAAATACCTGAAATTTATATTCCTGAGATATATGTTCCAAACGTTCCAGAACCTTATAATCCTCATTATTTACAAATAGCCAAACCACCTGAGATTGATGCCCCTGGTTGTACCTATCAACATCGTGATATAAAAAATACAGGTAATCGTAATTTGTTATTAGATGATCCGAATGGTGTATATTCAACGTGTGATTTTGCATTTCCTAGTTTTATTCCTCTTGACTATACACCTGAGAATCTTGTCATTACAGAAGAAGTTCCTCTTACAAATGAAACCCCACCCTTACCAGAAACAAAGCAACCAGAGATTCCAGAACTACCAAAAGATAAAGATATTGAACTAGAGCCTTGTCCTGGTAAAAATCAGCAAAGAATTGGTTCATTTGTTAACGAAAAACGATTGGAACGTGTTATCGGACATAAAAGAGGAGATGATGGGATTGAATGTATAACTCTCTATGAAAACGTTCCATTTAAAGATCAGTACATTCCAGAAGTTTCTACTATTGTATCTACTGCTGTTATTGGCTTGGTCGCTGCCAGTAGTCCACTTCTTCTTAACGCAGTAAAACCATTAGTGAAGCAAATCGTTAAAAAGCTGACAAAGAAAAAAGATAAGTCTACTTAGTTTTTATTTCGTGAGTATGTGGGATAACTTGACCTGGTGGAACTGTAACTACAACATCTTCACAAGTAACAGCACTAGGAGTATTAGGTTTAAAGTAAACACCTAATTTCGCTTGTTCGGAACATATTTTTAGCCTATGGAGAGAAATTTCAAGCAAGGTTTTTTTATATAGTAATTCCTGATTCTTAATATTAATTTCTGTTGCCCTATGACAAAGTGCTGGAGACTTGCCTAATGGAATATTTAACTGAGCAGAGATACCATAATTCAAATTAAAGTTCTCTTTTTCAAATCTTGGAGTTTCCTGTACATATTTTATCGCTCCAGTATTCTCGTCATAAATATTCTGTTTGGTAACAGTTTCTCTAGGTAAAGAGAATGTGTGAGAGTCGGTTACATATGGAGTAATTGTAAGACTAGGAGAAGCACAGACAATACCTTGACTCATTCTGAAAGAAGGCATAGAAGAAGGTGTTATCATGGTGGCATTATTGTTCACTACACCTTGGGCATTACTCGAAGGCGATGCGACTGTAGTGTTTGCAAGGGTTTTGACAGGACAAAGGAATAAAGCTATTGCCCAAAGGTAGTTGTAGTTTCTACTGTGGTGCTTGTATTTATTGTTCTTTGTATTGTCGTTACTGTGTCTAACCCTGGTGTTATTAGAGTTTCCTGAAGAGAAAAGGATGCTCCTGGATTTGTGATTGTGAATCTTGGAACAGTTTCTAAGTTTGGCGAAGTCCAACTAAAACTTACACCTCCAACTGTCTGTTCTGTGAGAGTAGTAGCGGTGGGATTGATATAGCTGTTTGTATCGGCACTTTCAATATTATGTCCTGATGCGGAGTAGGAGTATCCTGTGCGATACTGATGACTTGTGATCGTTTCATTAATTACTGATTCCGAAGTGCTTGAAGTCTGAGAACTTCCAGATCGGAATTGAGGCACAACTGGAACGGCTAATGTTCTTATGGGCAGTGCTAAAAATAGTAATAAACAAAGTTTTCTCAATCTATTGTAATGGTTACGGTAGTGGACGCAACACAACTAGAACCTGATCCAAATGCACCTGAACAGGTGGTAACCCCTGACGATAAACTCGTCATTGCCCCACTACCTAGAGTCCCCCCAGAACCTATTGTTGTTTGTCCCGACAGATGAGGTAATGCTGCTATTCCTGACGATGGTGTAACTGCTGATGGTGTTGCATCTCCCATTGTTACCGCTTCTGTAAGACTGAAGGCCGACCCTGCTGTTGTTATAGCTTTATCAGTCTGAATTAAAGCTGGCACACCTGCGGTTAAGCTGGAAACATTGAGTCCACCAATCGCACCAGAGGTAGTGCTACCACCAGAAGTTACAGAGGGAGTGATGTTGTTACCTGATATTGAATATGTTGTACCTAATTTATTGGTAACAGAATACGGCATATCTACACTTATCTGTGCAGATGTTGTGAACTTCTGAGTTATATCAGCACAAACTGGTGTTGATAATAGAAATAGAAAAGGAAGTAATTTTTTCATTGTTTTGGAGGAGTGCGATCAATTTTACTGACTTCAGGTTTTTGTGTAATTAATTCTATTGGTTGCCTTATTATTATAGTTTGCTGTCCACTTGCGTTTGTATTATTTGCTTCTCCTTCTTTTTTCTTTTTCTTTGCTCCAGTAGCAGCACCAACAGAAACACCCCAACCTGCAAGAATATTTCCTAACAATCCAGCCGCAAACGTACTGTCCACTCTAGGTTGGTCTGGGATGTCCATACCAAATAATTTATTAGGTAATTTAATATATCCAAGAGACAGAACGATCAAACACCAAGCAAGAATAGCTCCTTGTGCAGTAGTGCTAACTAAAAACATTATCTTCTCTTGATAGTCAGGTTTATCATCTTCTAATTCTTTTTTCTTTTGTGGTATATCTTTTGAATTATTTTTATCCATAGGGTTTTTTTGTATAATAGACATAGATCAAGGACTCGTAAAGTGGTAGAGGTAATTGCAGCAGTAGGTGGGGCATTATTAACAGCTTGTTTTGTATCTGTAGGATCAATATCTTACAGAGGAAGACAATCAAGAGATGATTTGGTGCGAAATACCACAGCTATAGAATTACTAACAACAAAAATAGATGATATGCATGACGATATGAAAGAAGTATTTCATAGATTAAAAGAAGTAGAACTTGCTGTTGCAGAAATAAAGCCAAGAAGATAGCCTCTTCCTTTATGACTAGAAGAAGAGGCTATAGCTCTAGATGGATAGATTGAGCTACTATAAGACTAGCAATCTACTAATTACAATGCTAAAAATTATTGAGCCTATACTTTTTGCTTTCCTTCGTGGGAAAGCAATAAAAAAACTCGCACTTGATATAGTACGAGCTATGGTTAAGAAAACTGATAACACAGTAGATGATCGTCTTTGTGATGTCTTAGAAAAAGCTTTGTTTCCAGGTAGATAATTATCTACCTAATTTAACTTTTACTTTTTTTGTTTTCTTCTTTTTTGAAGATCCGTAGCCTCTCGTTTGTGTATGCATTTTTATAGTTAAATAACTGCTTCTATATTAAAATAAAAAACCATACAAATCTACAGATGCATCGATTGAATTTTGTAAAATGTCCTAACTGTAATACTCTTTCAAGACAAAAAGTAATTCAATCTGATAGAAACTCGGAGCATATAATTATTAGAAGAAGATTATGTTTTAAGTGTGAACATATTTGGCATACAATACAATATCCAGAGCAAACTATAGAAGATAGAAAAGCACAGTATATCCGTAATAACTAGACTTTTTGAAATATTTAGTTATTGTTAGGGTGGAGGACACTCTAATGAAAATTGAAATGCCTTGGTCAGGCTGGTTTAACAAACAAGCAAAGAAAAGACGTAAAGTTGAGCCTTGGGTATTAGCAAACATTTCTCTTGAAGAAGAATTTGAAGTAGAAATGATATTAAGGGAAGTTTTTAATTATATTGATCCTGATGATATTCCAGATCTTATAAGTGCTTTTGCAATGGAAAATTTTAGATTAACTAAAATAATTAATCAAGCTGGGGATCATATAGATAAAATTTATGATGAGTATGATAAATCTATATCTTCTTCTCCCAAAAATAAGCACAATCCTTCGCCCAAACTCCCCCACTAGCTTTTCCTTCTGGCATTCCTAAACCGCATTCTGCTTTTATAACAAGATGATGAATACAATCAATACATAAAGGATGATCTCTGCTCATACATCTAGCATCTGCATATAAATATTCTGCTTCAATAAGAGCAGGTTCTAATTCTTCTGCTTGTAAAGGTAAATTAAGTTTTCCTTTTTTTGTTTTTATCTTTACTCGCCATTTACTTGGTTCTTCTTCATATAGAACCATGCGACCTGCATGGTATCTAAGAGAAGCCATTATCTACTCCAAATTTTATCCTCATATCCATTTGGTGGTGTGCTGATCCAGTATCTAGTACCATTTATAACCCTAAAAACATGAACTCCGCAACATACAATCTGTCCTAATTCTTGTTGCTGCTTTTTCTGCTTCTGATTTTGTCTCATATAATCTACCGACATAAATTTTTTTTCCATCAAAATACCAAGGTCTAAATTTTGTTGTTAGTCCATAATATATCGGGTTAACTCCAATTTGTCCTTTGCAAACTAAATATGTGATATACAAGATTTATTTTTTTTCCCAACACTTGATTAATATTTTTAATTCTTTTATACGTTTTTGTGCAGCCTTAATTTTTTGTTCTGTTGTCATTACTCCATTCTCATCTCTTTCATTAAATCTTTAATCTGTTGATCTGTATATTTATAAATATCAATCAATTTATTATAAGCAAAATATTTTTCTTTTCCTTTTTTTGAAAATAACATTGCGATACATTCAGCTTCAAAACTTTTTGTAATCCATTTAGGTTTTACTTCAGTTGGAAATTCTTCATCAGGTGTCCAATATTCAAAAACAATTTTGCTTTTCATATCCCAATAAACTTGCCCTGCATATGGATTTTTTGGAAAATTTATAATGTTCATGAAATAATCTCCCAATCTATAATTTTGTCATTTTTTTTATAAATAAAATCTGTAGCCATTTTGAATTTTTCAATATCAACTTTTTGATTTTTCTTTCCATTACTTAATTTTTTACCCTCTCCGTTTCCAATCCAACAACACCCTGCTGTAATAACTTCCATTAAATTATTACGCTCTTCAAGAGTACAAATAATTTTCATTGATTAGATACCTCTTTGTAGTGTTTTTCTAATTCTTTTATTAGCTCTCCTAAAAAACCATAAGCAGCTTTCATTCTTGATAGTTGTCTTTTATTTTTCAGAGTCTGACCATACATAGTCATCATAGTTTTTGTAAGAGTATTAAATGATTTCTCTTCTGTTGTAATTTTAGATTTAGTCATTAATCAAGTATCTCCCACTTACAATCTTTCCACCTTGTTTCTACATACTTAATAGCTTTCTTTTTGTTTTCTGCATAGGTTGTTAGCTTCATAGGTCCATTGCCAACTCCATTAACAATAAATCTATACTTTTTCGTTTTTGTATCTTTTTCTGCTCTAGTTACGCCTTCCATGTCTGGAGGCATATCTAGTATTTCTTTGTCTGGAAAGTTATTCGATTTCATTATCAACCTCCTCTCTTTCCCATTTTTTAAAATCTTTAATTTTCATGGTTTTTGCTTTTTTTACCTCATAATTGTGTTTGATAATAATAATGCTTATATTTTCATCAACCCAGTTAGACTTTAAATAAGCAGTATGATCATCTCTATATTGAACAATGTGATCATAACCACGAATATCTTTATCTAATTTTTTTTCAAGCCAAAGCAATCGATTTTGTCTTAGCTTTTTAAGTTTTAAAACTGATTTAGTAGAGTCTGCCATAAAAAAAAGTTGGGGACTAACAGATGCGTTTGCTTATATATGAGCATATGAGGCAGGTAAAACCTTTCAGAAAAACTGCCTTTGACTCTCTCATATATCCTCGATGGGAACTCGTGTCATTTTTGTAAAAAAGTGCATTTAGGTCATACAGAGTCATTAACCTCAAGATTACAAAGGAGCAGCAAATTAACTAGCCCATGAATACCACTAGCGATCATGCCCCGTAAGTTAAAAGTCGATTTCGTCTTCGCCTAAAGGTGCATCTACAGGACTTGTTGATGTTGTACCAGACTCATATATCTCCTTTTGTTTTTTATAGTCTGTCTCAATCTTAAGTGCAAGGAATTTTTTACCATTTGGATTATTTTTGGGTGTATTTGTGTAACCCGATGCTCTTAATGGGATAAAATCTCCTACATAACCATCGTTATCGGGTTTTGCGTTTTTTAAGTAAGAAATAAATTCTTCAATCTGACCTACAGGTACTTTTACAGTTCCCTTGTAGTCTGGATATTTTTTAGAAGCATCGAACTTCTCTTTATAAAAAGACTTGTTGTCTTGATCTGTTTGTCTAAAAACAGCTAATTGTAATTCAAGTGTCATTGTTTTAATTCAGAATTTTGACGTTTGGCTAGTTCTAGCTCCTCTATCTCAGCCACCTTATAGAGGATCTTTCCATTAATCGAATAGAAAGAAGGGGGTTTGCCCTGCCTTCGCCATCGTTCAACAGTGTCGGTATGGACTCGCCATCGTTCAGCAAGTTCCATAGTTGTAATAAATTCATCTTTAGAATCCAAGGTCATTTTCATCCTCCTGTTTTGATTCGACTTGCACCGAAGACTCGGATACATTTATTGGCTCTGGTTCTATATCTATCACTTCTTCACTAGTTTGCACACCTAATAACAAGTCGGGAATATATTGCCTACCAAAAAATGTTGCGGCTCGGTTTCTCAACATTAACTCAGGCATACTCGAATATTTAGGATTTTTAGTCCAACCCTCTTGTCTTGCCATCTTCATAGATACTGCTGTTCCTTTAACTTGTTTTTTATCTTCAAGCCTGGTGGCAACACATTGCACTTCTAATGTCTCGCCTTGACCTTTTACTAAATAATCAAAGTTAGTAAATCTACCGCATCCAATAATATTAGATGTAATAAATTGTGCTGACCATGTTGGTTTGCCGTGTATAACATTTAAATTTTGCATAACAGTTAATGGACTAAGATTCATTCTTTTACTCATTTCAAGTGCAACCAAACAATTTGGTAAACCTTGTTGACCTTGATATTGTGTTGGCACTAGTTGTGATTGACATAAACTTTTTGCCTGTCTTTGTGCAAACTCAAAACTATCTGTGGTTTGGTATATAGAAGACTCGCTTTCTAAAGATGTTTTTGTAATTTCTGTTGTCATTTCATTGGCCTCAATCTAGTTTTTTTATTTACCTTTTCTACAAAATCTTGTACAAGTTCAGATTTATGTAGGTATGGAAATAGATACGCTTTAAGTTGTATCCACTCTCCTTGTTTGTAATCAAATTCAATTTTCATTAGTAAAGTTCAATCTCCTGATAGTTTTGTGGTGTGACTTTTTTATTAGTCATCCAAGGAGGAAGACTAATATCTTGAATGGTCGGTGTGTAGTCAGGATATAATTTGGTTTCTTGGCATATTCTTAAAAGTTCCAATGATTTTTCTACTTCACTCATACCTGCATTAATCATGTCCTCATCTGCTCGATAGACCCCGATACAATATGGTGCTGTTTTTTCTATTGCAATAAAAATAAATTCTTTTGCAGGTACATCAAGTTTTCTTAATCCTCTTAAGTACCAGGCACATTGAATGTGATAACGAAAATTTGCTATAGATTTTTGAAAACCTTTAGGACTTGCATCTTGTGTAGTTTTAAGGTCAACAACTGTATTTCCATCTTTAGAAAGCCAATCTGGTCTACATTTACCCTTTATTTTGTATAAATCGTCCCAAAAATAGCTTAATTCTGCTAATCCCTCCTTATCGTAGATAAATTTTGCAGGGCTGTTTATAAAGTTGTGATTCATCTGTATAAGATTTTCTTCCCATTCAGCAGACAATATATTTAGATGACCATGTTCTTGCATCCATTCTTTGCCTTCTTTTGTTCTCCCATTAAATGCTTTTGGTTTGAATACATAATTTTTCTTGAATAAATCATTTTCTAAAAAATATGTGTGAACAGCAGTTCCTTCTTCCATTGCTTTAGTAGGAACAGTTTCATGTGTTTTACGAAATATATATTTTTTAGGATTTAATAATGCATCACGAATACTACTAGAAGACTCGTAGTCTTTCTTTGAATGATATTCTGCATTGCTCATTACAAGTGGTTTATACATCTTTTTCTATCCTGTCCTTCCAGTTATTAAAACCATCATTGTAAAGTTTGTCTCCCCATCCAAGAAAAGTATCAAGCTCATTACAATCACAGATTTGTTTTAGTAAATCACTAGTCATAATGTTGTATAGTTCTTGTTTTCCAAAATGTGTAAATCCACTATCAACAGCAGAACAAAAACCTTTATAATTGTCTGTTCTTACATGAAGTAGTAAACGATCTAATAATTCTTTTTTGTCCATTTATAAATAAAAGACTTGTCGTTTCTTGTCGTATCATATACCCTAGAAACATCTCGTGCAACCTTATGCAGTTAAGAAGTTATCAAATCAAAGCAATAGATAGTCTTAGATATTCTTTTAATACAAAGGGTAAAAAATCTCCTTTGTTAGTAATGCCAACTGGAGCTGGTAAGACAGTTGTTTTTGCTGCAATATCTAAAGCAATATCACAAAACGAAAAAAATGTATTAATTCTTGTTCATCGAAGAGAACTGATAGATCAAGCCTCAAAAAAATTAAAAAATATTGGAGTTAATCATGGTGTTATTGCTGCAAAATATAAAGAGTCAACTAACAATATACAAATAGCATCAGTACAAACTTTAGTAAGAAGACTTGTAAAAAATACTTTTAATCCTAACTACATTATTATTGATGAAGCACATCACGCAGCAGCTGGAAGTTGGACAAAGATAATAAATCATTTTAAAGATGCATATAAAATTGGATGTACCGCAACACCAATAAGACTTGATGGCAGAGGACTAGCTGACTATTTCGATGATTTAGTAAAAGGCCCTGGAGTGGCAAAATTAATTGATGAAAAATATCTTGCTCCTTATAAAGTATTTGCACCTCCACTAAAAGTAAATTTAGATAAAGTAAAAACTTTAGGTGGAGATTATCAGAAAAAAGAATTAGAAAAACAAATTGATTCTGCTGACATTATTGGCGATGCAGTTCAACAATATAAAAAACACGCTGATGGTTTACCTGCAATTGCTTTTTGTATTTCTATAAAACACGCAACTGATGTTTGTAATAAATTTAAAAATGCAGGTTATAAAGCTGCTATAGTTCATGGCGAGATGAAGGTCGATGATCGTGATGAGGCGATTAAAGGACTTGGAAATGGAAAAATACAAATTCTTACATCTGTTGATGTCATATCAGAAGGTACAGATGTTCCAGATGTATCAGCAGCAATTCTCCTTAGACCAACAAAATCTGAAGGGTTATATTTACAACAAGTAGGAAGAGTTTTAAGACCAAAACCTGATAAAACAGCCATAATTTTAGATCATGTTAATAGCACCAGAACACATGGATTTGTAGATGATAAAAGAGAATGGTCATTGCATTCTCAAAAAAAGAAAAAGAAAAAAGGAGAACTTGCACCTCATGTAGAAACTTGCAAAAAATGTTTTGCTACATATAAACCAACACCAGTTTGTCCTGTTTGTGGATATCAAGCAGAAAATAGAGAAAGATTTATTAAGCAAGAAGAAGGCGAATTAGAAGAACTTAAGAGAAAAGAACAGCAAGAAACAGAAAAGAAGCAACAAAAACTATTAATAGCAACCGCAAAAACCTTAGAAGAATTAGAAATGGTTGCAAAAATATTAGGTTATAAAAAAGGATGGGCTTATCGGGTATTTGAGTCTAGAAAAAATAAAGGTGTTCCAAGATATAGGGCTGCACAATTTAACAACGGCACACGAACTGCATCTTATTTAGGTTTAGATCAGAAAGAAACTATTGCTAAATTATTTTGTTTAAATACTAAAGCATTTAATAAATTTAAATTTTCCGAAACAGTAAAAGATGGAAAATATACTGCTGATAAAATTTTTAAGTTATTTACAATAAATTCTTCTGATAAATGGTTTTTACATAAATCACATAAAAAATGGTTTGCAGAAATGTATAAATATCCGTGGGATAGAGCTTTTATAAATAACTATGTTAAGACAGTTAAAGAACGAAAAATATTCATAGATCCTAATGATTTCACAGGTCCAATTACTCCATGACTTTAAAATTACTAGATACATTTGCAGGGATTGGCGGTTTTAGTTACGCTGCGGAAAAACTTGTAGGTGGATTTCAAACAGTACAGTTCATAGAAATTGATCCGTACTGTCAACAAGTACTAAACAAAAACTTTCCTAACATTCCTATTCACGATGACATCACAACCTATAGAGCCGAGCCATATTCAGCAGACATTATCACTGGGGGATTTCCATGCCAAGACATATCAACCGCAGGTAGAAAACAAGGCATCACAGAGACTTCAAGGTCTGGTCTCTGGTTTCAACTCATCAGAACCATACGCATGGTACGACCAAAATACTTCATCTTGGAAAACGTATCAGCGATCCTTAATAACGGATTGGACATCGTTCTCGGAGACATTTTCAAGGCAGGGTACGATGCAGAATGGTGTTGTATTCCAAGCAGCTTTGTTGGAGCTTGCCATCAAAGAGATCGATTCTGGCTCATCGGATTCTCTCCCGACACCTACAAGAGAAGCTGCTCATCACAGGAACAATGTTCCACCTTCAATAGGAAAGACGAGAGGTTACGATCTAACAATGAAAATATGCGAAGAACAAGAGAAAGCGGAAATGTTACCGACTCCTACAGTATGCAACGACTCGATGTATTACGACAAGAGTCCGAACAAAGACAAGAGACACAGCAAGGGACTAGCAACAGAAATAATAGATCGGGAGATGTTGCCGACTCCGACAACAATGGATCATTTAGATCAGAGGAGTCCAGAAGCTTTAAAAAAACAGATGGAAGGTCCGAGAAAAGGGAGGACATCTCTATCCAATCTGAGGGAAGCAGTAAATCCCAAGACTCAGGAAATATTCAACTCTCTTTTACCTACACCGAGAGCAAGCGAACCTGGAAGAACGAATCTAGGTTATGGGGACAATCTCAAGGAGGGGATATGCAAACAGACAGGGATTCCAACAAAAAAATATCCGTTGCTTCCAACCCCGACAGCCACCGATTACAAGGGGAGGTCGGGTCAAGGATATATAGACCGACATGGAAAACACAGAATATCAGACGTATTAACCCAAACTGGAGACAATATGTATCTAAACCCACGATTCGTAGAGGAGATGATGGGCTATCCAATAGATTGGACGCAAGTCAAAGAGTCCAAAGATTGAAGCAGCTGGGAAATTCAGTAGTTCCACAAGTTGCAGCTATACCCTTGCAAAGGGTTATACAATTGGAGCGTGAGCAACAATGAAACTAAGCTTCAACAAGAAATCCGACTTGCAATCGGCAAGATACCAACTCTTCGCCTTTTTCGTAATCAAGTGGGGCAACTTCCCGACCCCAGAACAGGAAGATACGTTCAGTTCGGGTTAGCTAAAGGTTCTTCTGATCTTATTGGTTTTAAGAAAATAAAAATAACTGAAGATATGATCGGACAAGAAATAGCACAGTTTGTCTCAATAGAAATAAAAACAGAAAAAGGCAAACTTACACCTCAACAAAACAATTGGCTTAACTTCATAAATAAATCTGGGGGCATCACAGGAGTAGCCAGAAGCATTAAAGATGTTTTCAATATTTTGTCCCTAAATTAATACCACCACAAAATTAATGTCTGACTTAAAACTTGATAAGTTGCAATGGAGAACTTTCCTCAAAATTCTTGGCAAAGATAAAAATACAGTAAGATTACGTTCTTTTTATCCCAAAGGACATCCCCTTAAAAATACTGATCGTGGTAAAAAATCAAATGCAGATATTGATTGGATTACACAATGTCAGATAGAAGGTAGAGGTGTTTATGTTGTAGTCAATGATGGTGGAGATACAGATAGTGAAATAACAGGTTGCCGAGCATTGTTTTGTGAATGGGACGATAGGCCAAAATCTGAACAGGTTGATTTATGGAGAACTTTAGGTCTAAAAGAACCAACTCTTCAAATAGATACTGGAGGTAAATCAATTCATAATTATTGGGTTTTGAAAAAGACAATAGATCCTAAGACTTGGAGGCCTATTCAAGAAAGATTATTAGATTATGCAGATGCTGACAGGGCTTTAAAAAATCCATCACGAGTAATGCGTTTACCTGGCACATACCATATGGGAGATGATGGGACGCAAAGAGAGATGACTAAGATCATTAACTCATGTGATCAAAAATATACTGTTAAAGATATAGAAGATTGTTTGCCCGATAAAGTACAAACAGAAAAAATAAAAAAAAGTAAACAATTTAAGGAATATAGAAAAGGGACTTTTGAGGATATTAAAGAAGCATTAAATTGCATTCCTCCTCGTGTACCTGGAAGTGGTACTTATGATTATTATCGGAATTTATTATGGGGACTTATAAAAGCTTGTAATGATGCGAACAGATCTTCGAGCGATGCAATATCTTTGATGCAACAACATTCTCCTCAATGGGGTGGTATTGAACAGATTGCAAAGTCTGGAGGTTCACAAATTGAAGCAGGGACTTTTTGGTATCTCGCACGAGAATCTGGATATAATCCACCAAAACTTGTACAGATTCAAAGCATAGAAAATCCTGATCAACTTGTAGTTTTAGAAAAACAACCATTACAAAAAATAGAAGCTCATGAATTAATGCAAGAACTTAGGACAAAAAATAAAGGAGATAATCCTTTTAGATATAATATTTTTACTCAACAAATAGAAGAAGGTGGAGAAGTATGTGAGGGAGAAAATGCTTTAGAAAGATATTATTTAAAACTTGCAGACAAAGGACGCAAAATTCCAAAAGATGTTGCATATGATTGTGTTGTTCAATCTGCTAGAGAAAATGAATATGATCCTGTCAAAGAATATTTAGATCATGTATATAACACAGCAGATTTAACATTTATAGATCAGTTAGCTACAACATATTTAAGACCCGAAGATAAAGCAATTGCTCCTACGATTTACGATAAAATGCTTAAATGTACTTTAATTGCAGCAGTTAAGCGTGTATATAAACCTGGCTGTAAGTTTGATAATTGTTTTGTAATAGTAGGAAAACAAGGAGCAAAAAAATCTACATTTTTCTCAACTTTAGGAGGTGCTTTCTTTTCTGATGCACTTAAAGATATTTCTAATAAAGACTCGTTGATGGTACTTCACCGCAGCTGGATAATGGAGTACAGCGAATTGGATTTCTTGACAACTCGAAAACAAGCTGGAGAAGTAAAAGCATTTTTATCTCAATCAACTGATATATTTAGAGTTCCTTATGGCAAATCAACAGAAGTTTTTAAAAGAAGAGGAATAATTGTAGGAACCAGTAATAAAACAGATGGTTTGTTAATTGATGATTCTGGGAATCGTAGGTTTTGGATTTGCAGTACGACAAGAGATAGTGTTAATCAAATAGATTGTGATGGATTATTGAGAGAGAGGGACTCGATTTGGGCAAGTGTCGTAAGTGCTTATAAAAATTTTGAACCTTGTTGTTTAGATAGCGAATCAGAGGCAATGGTTAATAAAGAAAATGTTCAATATTTAATAGATAGTCCTTGGAAATCTGTTATAGAAAGTTATATAAATGAACCAAAAAATAGGGGTCGTGAGTTAACAACAGAGGTCGTACTTACAGAAGCAATTGAAAAGCCAATTGAACGACAAACCAGAGGAGATCAAATGCAAATTGCATCAATCTTAAGGGACTTGGGACTCGTTAAAAAACGCAGAGGAGATAGATCGAGTCGCAAATGGGTCTACATTCGAGACACGGACACCATTTCTGTATAAATTGTTAAGAGGTTGGACACCTTGAGGTTGGACACAGGTTGGACACCCTGTCCACAACTGACTGTGTCTAACGTCCAACCTAAAACCTATAAAGTACTTTTTTTATGTAAATACCTATAAGATAGGGCTAAATAGGGGCTATCTTGTATACACCAGATAAAAAGGGAAATATATAGGAAATAGGTTGGACATTTCAAAAGGTTGGACACGAGTCTCATCCTCCGAGAACTTGCTATAATTTAATTAATTATATTTTTGTATTAAAATATGACTATTACAATTAAATATAATCCACAACAATTAACTAAAGAATTAAATAAATATCAACCCAAATCCTTGAGATTTGTAAGTTATAGAACAATAGAATTTTTAGGAATAAAAGTTCGAGAAGATGTTAATAAAACTTATGCAAAAAATAAATTTTTTATTGATCCTGTTCCACTAACTTTAAGTAGTACTATTTTTAAAAACTATGAAGGAAAAGCAGAGGTAGATATTTTTCCAATAGATGACGAATCTAAAGGCAACCCACCTACAAAATATTTATATCCTGTTATTGGTGGTGGTAGTAGTAAAGTTTATGAGACTCGTTTTAATCAATGGTTAAAAGCAAATAATTATATGAAGAGAGGTCAATTCGCATATCCTAATAAAAAATATAGAGACATGATATTAACTACAGGTAAAAATAAAAGAGTTTTGCCTTATATATATGCTGATACACAAAGAGCATTAAGAAAAACTGACGCAAAGGGATTAAAATATAATGCACAAGGTACAAAAATACAAGATGCAAGAGTTTTTGCAAAAAAAGATCAATTTGGTAGATTTAAGCCTGGAATTTATAGAGTTAATTTAAAAAAAGGTTCTACATATAAAACATTTATTACACCTCTATTCTTTTTTGATAAAAAACCATCAGTTAAACCAAAATCACAAACCTTCTTTGATTTAGTTAAAAAAAGTGCAGATAAAAATGTCGGTAAAATATTTTTAAGAGAGTTGGATAAATATGGAAGATAATGCTAGGATATTAATAGCAAATGTTTTACCTTAGTGACTAACGTAGACGATCTAGCAAAGAAAATACAATTATTAGATGAAGCTTATAGAGCTGGTAATCCTTTAGTGTCTGATTTAGAGTTTGATAAATTAAGGGCAGAATTAGTAGATATAGAACCAAATCATCCTTTATTACTTTTCCCTGGAGGTGGCAATAATTTATTAAGTTTAGGAAACTATTCTTTTATAGATTGGTATAAAGACTTGCCACTTAATACTGATGTAATCGTACAACCTAAAATAGATGGTTGTGCTGTAGCACTAAGATATAGATTTGGAGAATTAGTTAAAGCATGGAACAGAAAAGGTAAAGATATTACATATGCAATGAGAAAAGTTACTAATGTCCCACAAAAAATAAATCATTTAGGTTGCATAGATATAAGAGGAGAATTATATGGAACAACAGGACATTTAAAAAGTCAGAGACTTGCAGCAGGCCACATGAGAAAAAAAGCACCCGATGGAGAAGGACTCGCATTCTGTGCTTTTGAGATTATGGGAAAAGATGATGGATATGAGATTGACACATTACAGCAATTATTATGTTGGAAGTTTCATATCTGTGGTCATATACATATAAAAAATAATGTTATACAAAGAGTAAAAATTTTACATGAAGATTGGCAAGATAGTTTAGTTTTTTCTAGATACCCAACAGATGGATTAGTAGTAAAAGTAAACAGCCATAAACTACAAGCAGAATTAGGTAGTGGTAGTCATGCACCAAGATGGGCATTAGCTGTTAAAGATTGGAAATATAGTGATTAATAGTCTAGTAATTTGCTAGGAATCATGTATAATAAAGGGGTACATTCATTTATTATTATGAAAAAAATTGAAATCTCTATTCCAGATAAAGATTATGATCTTTTGACCAGGATTGCCCAGGATCAAAAAAGACGTTTATCTGATTTGCATTATTTAGCATATGCAGAGGGTTTAGGTTATTTATTTTGTGAAACAGATGTAACTATTAAAAAATTAGATTCTGAGTTTACTGAAGAAGAAAAAAAGCAAATTAAAATAAATGAAAAGCTTGAAAAAGAAATTGAAGATTTTTGGCATCTTTCTTGTGAAGAAAGAAAAGCTAAAGGTTATAAGCAAGTTAGGGAATATATGTCTAATCACGAATATGATCAAGAAACTAAAAAATATTCTGATGGTTTAATTAAGCCACTTACTGAAAGAATTGAATCTTATGCATTTAATACACCAATAGATGAGGAGGTTGCAAAATGAAAATAGATAAGCATTCCTCTTTATCACTGAACCAATTAAAAGGTGCATTACTTACGAATAAACATGGAGTAGAATTTCGTATTCATGATTTCTTTGTAAATTTAGATGATGCGACAAAGGTTTTGGTATCAATAAAAGAATATGACGATGAAGGTAATTTAGAAAATGAAACTTGCGGAGTTTATTTATCTGCAATAAAAGATTGGACAATTCAATTACAAGGAGGTAATTAAGTGAATAACATACAAACACATTTAGGAGATCTAAAAAATCAAGTTAAGCAACTTCAAGAAGTTAATTTAGCTCAGATTGATAGGATACAAAATTTGTTAGAAAAAATTACTAGTCCAAGTTTTGAGAAGCTATCTTATCGTGATCAATATGATCTTAAAAAATCATTATCTGATGCAGGTAAATTTATAAAAAGTCATATTGAAGAAAGCAATTCTAAATTACATAGTACTGCTTTTGAAATATTTTTTTATTGCCTATTGAATAGTTCCGCAGAACATGAACTTTACAAAAAAGTTCAAATAGAAAGTGTTCAACATTTATCTGCTAAAGAAATACCTTTTGATATTTTTAAATCCATTATGGAGGACAAAGACATCTCACAACTTGAAAAGAATTATCTTATTCAAGAAAGGGGAGATAAAAGATACAAAATTAAGGAGGTATCTAAATGAACCTAAAAGACTTGCAAACACAAGAAATTTTCCAACTTGGTTTATCCAGGTTGGAACATGATCAGCTGGAGGACTTGCTACGTCATGTTTTACACATTGAAAGAGAAGCAAGACCAGAAGATCAACTCAGATTTCTTGATCTGAGTACTATCAATGGAATCGTTAAAAAATTAAAAATTTTAGCGTACCAGGAAGGAGCAAAATCAGATGATTTCTTCTTCAACAACAACAACCCTTATTAAAGACTCGGAGGACTCGCAGTATGCAAAAAAGACAGTTTAACATTCGTATTTCTGACGAGTGTTATGAGCAGCTGGAAACATTAACAAAAAAATCATCAACTAATATTTGTCCCACTTGTGGAAATGAAACAAATATTGAGTTTTCTAAATTTAAGGATATGAAACCGACAGGACTCGCAACCTTACTATTAGAAGAAGCAGTTGCAAAATTAACAAAACCAGAATCATAGACTCCCCGAACTAGAAGACTCGCAAAGGACTCGCAAGAGTCCTATTTTTTTTGCTTTGTGATTTGTTTTTTCATATCTTGAATTATTTTTTTTGACATAATATTTTCTTTATTTAAATAATCATCTTCTCTTATCTCTTTCTCACTTATTCGAGCATCTTCCCTTAACCATGTTCTATATCTCTGAATACATTCAATGACAAATTCCATTTCTTTTCTAGTCATTTTCTTCTTCTCCCATTTCTAATAAATCTGCAATTTCATTCATAACTTTTTCTGTGGAACTATCCCACCGATCTCGTCCCCACCATAAGGAATCAATTAAATCAATTAATTTTTTTCCATCCTCATCACAATTAAATGTGCCTTTTTTGTTTGTTGATTTGATAAGCATTGTTAGTCTCCTAATGTGTCATAGTTTTTTCTAAATGGTATTGAATCACTCCATATTTTTTTCTTTCCATAGTTGTGCCATCGATCTATTTTATTTAAACCTATAAAAAAGAATAAATAATGCTGTAATCGATTCCATAAACTTGTAGATTTTATTGGTTTTGATATATGAAAATTTTCTTTGGCAACATTTGAGCATTGATTATAAAAATCATACAAACCTAAACTTTGACCATTATCAGATTGTATTTTATTTTTTAAATCATCATTATCATAAAAACACCAATCAAACGATGTAGGACATTTTTTTCTTGCGTGTTTTTCAAATAATTCCGCTTCTTTTTTTGTTCTAAATTTGTATCTTACTTTTTCTATGTAAGTACCATAAACGTAATAAGTCATTAATTTTCCTCCGTATTAAAAATTTCGCCATTGCACCATTCGTACAATTCTTTTTCTATCTCATCAGGTTTTTCTTCTAACCAATCTTGATTGCCTAGCAATAAATAATATTTGCTATTTAATGTGATTTCATAAAAACCACCATGCTTAAAGACTCGCACACATATTGTTGTATGTTGATCTATTTTGTCTTCCGAATCGGCTAACATTATATCTTCTCCACCATTTATGCATTCTTTTGGAATACCATGTTCTTCATGGATTTTTTTGTAGTTTTGTTTGATATAAGGAATATCCTCATAATCTTTTTTCCATTCTTCAAATGTGATTTTTTTCATAATTAATGCACCATAGATAAGTAATAACCATCTGCTTTGATGTAGTAATATTCATCCCAAGCATCTTGGTCATCTTTTTTTACTGAACTAAAACCGCAACCGCAGTAATAAATAATTGAAGCTTCAAGAACTTTTAAATCTTTTTTTAATATCCTTGCTTGAATTGGATCTTTCCAATCTCCACTAGGAAATTTAATTAAATCAAAAGCACTATCTAATTGTCTTTTTGTGAAGCCGTCAAAAACTTTTTTTGTCATGGCATAACCTCCGTTTGTAAATCCATGTATCTTTGAGCATTTCTGATTTCTGATAATTCAGATTCAGTACTTTCTTTTAACTCTTCATCTGATTCATAATCTTTATCAAGTTTTCTGTCCTCGATAAGACTATATTGATTACTAAGCATTTGATTTATATATTCAATTGCTAGATCATTTTTATCTTTAGGAAGCATTTTTTCGCCACCTAATTTTTTTAATAAATCAGTTGCAACTTTTACAGCATCATCAAGGGACTCGCACTCTTTATTAAATTCAAAGTCAGAGACTTGATCGCTGTGATAGACATAGAATTTTGCAAATTCTTCATTATCAGGACGATTATTTTCTGAGTTAGGAATCTGAATATGTATCCATCTATTCTCTTGATATTGCAAAGATACATTAGCCATACAATCATTACAGTAACTATCGCCATACCAATTAGAAGAAGACTCGCTAAGTTTTTCTAACAAGTCTTTCATATATGGTTCTGCAATTTTGGGGTTGTGATGTTCCCATATTTTAAATTTAAGCATTTAGGGAGTCCTCCTTATTAAAAGCATCATCTACTAAAGTCCACATTCTTTCATAAGAACGTAATGTGTCTCTTTGAGTATCTGTTAAATGTTTTCCATTAATTGGTTCAAAACAATAAAGTAAATCTTCGATTGACATTTGTGGAAGATTTTCTTTTTTTAACCATGCAGTATAAGAATTAGACAAGATAGCAAATTCTTGTAAATCCCAAGTGCATCCATTTTCACTTTTATAACTGCCAAATTTGAAACCATTTTGTAAATTAAATAGTTCGCCATTAGCCCAATCATATAAAGCACGTTTTACAACATTTAAATTTATGTCGTAAATATCTGATCTATCTAAAGTGACATGATAAGTGTCATCTTGAAATTGTTCGATGTGACCACCTTGTCTGAAAATTAAGAGACTCGCTGTATCTTCGTGAACATCACAAATACCATGTTTGTCTATGACACTTTCAAGTTCGGGGAGGTAAGGGATTTTAAAAAGATCTTTTTCCCAAGATTCGTAAGAAACAAATTTTGACATTTTATTTACCTCCGAAAGTTTTTACTCTAATTTCTTCTTCACTTATATAAATATGTAAATCTAATCCATGAACTATGTCTTTAATCATAGTTGCATTTAATGGAATGTTTTCTGCGAAGTCATCTCTGCTAATTTCATATGATCTATCCCATACTATTTCTTTATCTAATGTATTAGGATTAAATCCTCTTGCATAAACAACAAAATCTTTATCTTTTTTTAAAAATTCTGTATCTTTTTTATAGCAATTCATTAAATAGATACCTTCATCTTTAACCAACCATAAACTTTTATCAGAAGTATATTTCTGTTCATATGCTGTTTTGAACTTAGTAGCATTTAGAGTCCTAAAAGCTAGATCTCTAAGTTTTTTTGTATTTGGGAAATACAAGTGCTTCATTAATGAAACTTCATGTAATTCTTTTAGTGAGTTTGTCATAAATAGAATGTGTAACTACTCCCTAATTATAGCCTAATTTCTAGCAAAAAAGTAGGAAATATTGCTATAATAACAATAGGTTCAGGTTCCTGAATCTATGTAAATTTCTTTTATAAATTATGAAAACTATTCAAGAAACCAAAACTTTTGAAGTTGGACAAATTGCTTTTTGTAATGGCGGTTGCACAATGCAACTTCCAACTTTTTATAAAGTTGTAAGAAGAACAGACAAAACTGTTTGGTTACAAGAGATCGCTGACCAATTAATTGAACATGATGGTTTTGGTCAAAAGGGTCGCAAAATTCCTGTTGATATTCCAAGAGGTGGTGTTTTCAATAAGCGTGTTAAAAATTGGAAAGATGCAAAATATGGTGGTGGCAAAGACCAAGAATTTGCTTACATAAAATATTGGGGTATTGTTGAACCTTGGGATGGAACTGCAAAATACTATGATTCTATGGATTAAGGAGGTATTAAAAATGTTTGATGCACTAGGAGAAATTCTTACTCAAAAAGAAATTAAATTTCTTGCAGAAGTTTTAACCGAAGCTTGGTTTGCACTTGATGTAAGAAATATGGATACAGAAAAAAGAAAAATGTATTCATCAATTAAATCTAAAATTAGGAGGTTAAACAATGGATGAAAAATTAGAAGTTACTTGTACATCAAAATGTACTTATACAATTTCTTTTGAAACCAAGGAAGAAATGGAAGAATGGTTAGAAGACAGAAGCACTAATGATATGCGATTAGAATATGAGACAGAAGATTGGTCAGATGGTCATAAAGAAGAATATGAACATCGCTAATATATAATCAAGTTTTTAAAATTTTTTAAAAAAGGGACTCGCAAGGGTTCTTTTTTTTTGGCGAGGGACTCGCAAACATTTTTTCTGAGGGACTCGCAAACATTTTTTTTTAGGGACTCGCAAGCTTTTTTTTTGAGGGACTCGCTGACTTTTTCACAGAGGGACTCGCAAGCTTTTTTTCTCAGGAAATCTCAAAATTTCTCAAAAAATCTCAAAAAATCTCAAAAAAATTAGTACAAAAGTACTATTTTTTACAAAAAAGTGTTAAATCCATTGCTATGACTACGTTTTTAGCGATTATTTAATTATATTTTATAAAGTGTATTTTTTCAGGATTGTTTATATTTAAAAATAATATTTGAAGCTTAAATATAATTAAATATTTTATTTTTATCTATTTGTTTATATTTAATAAGTGTAATTTTTTTTAATTGTTTATATTTTATTTTTTGTAATTTATTCAAGAAAAATGTAATTAAATATTTTATTTTTATTTTATTTATTTATATTTTATTTTTTTATTTTTTTTTATAAAGTATAAAGAAATAAATTTTTTATTTTTTTTGTTTTTACTTCTCAGGACGATTAAAAAAAAATTTTAGTTTTTCGCACGCAAAAATTAAATTATGATTTTTAAAAATTTATAATTAAAGAGTAAACCAATTCATTAACAAAAAATGAAAAACACAAAAAACCAAAAACCAAAAATAAAAATTTTAGAAATGTCTTTTTTTATTTTTTCGCAAAAATTAGCAAACTTAATTAAAGATGCTAATAATATTAAATTAGATGATTTTAAAAAATATTATCTAGATTTAATTTCTTATATTAGAATTATTCAAAATGAAAATAAAATTTTGAAAAATGAAAATAAAATTTTAAAATCAAAATTAAAATTTTAATCTAATATATAAAAAATAATTTTTTTTTAATCTAGATAATTTTTATCTAGATTTTTTTTATTTATTTTTTTCTTATATAGGTTTATAGAGTCAATTTTTAAATAGGTTATATTTTCATATCTAATAATTTAAAAAATATATATTGTTATAGGTTCAGGATGTCTTAAAATTGTCTTAAAATTGTCTTATAATATTGCTACTTTTTTACTAGCTATCTTGATGCAATACTCATAAAGAGTATTAAAAGTATATGATTCTTATCTATTCTTATATATTATAAAATTCCTTATAAACCCAGGCTATGACTAGGTTTTTTGTAATCTCATCTTGTCTCAGGTTAGTGTGACAATTTAAAAAAAGGTTAGAATCCCTTTAAAATCCTAGTTTTTTCCTAGTTTTTGTTCTATAATTAAGGTTATAGAGACAATTTTTTTTCTATCTCTATTATTGTTATGAAATTTTCAACACAAATTGTACTTT